CAGCACCCGTTTCAGGTGCGCCAACTAACTGTGCTGGTGTATTAGTTACTAACGAAAGACATGTTGTAGCTTTAGGTGCAGGCGGTGATCCAAGAAAGATACAATGGTCATCAAGAGAAACACTAACAACATGGACTGCGGCATCAACTAATACTGCTGGTGATTTACAAATACCTACAGGTGGTAGAGTGTTAAGTGCAGTTAAATGGCAAACAGACGTTATTATCTTTACTGATACTGGCGTAGCTAGAATGTATTACACAGGTTCTCCTTTTATCTATGGCATACAAGACGCTGGTACTAACTGTAAAGCAATCAGCCCAAGAACAGTTGTAGCTGCTGATTCATTTTTATGTTGGATGGGTGAAAACTCATTCTTTGTATTTGATGGATCAGTCAAAGAAATAAAATGCGAAGTACATGATTTTGTTTATGACAATATAAATAGTCCATATAGAAAAACATCATGTGGTGGTCACAACTCTAACTTTAATGAGATGTGGTTTTTCTTTCCCGTTGGCACAGACCAATTAACACCAAACAAATATGTTATCTGGAACTACATAGAGAACGTATGGAGTATTGGCTCAATGGATAGAGGATGTTGGTTAGACCAAGGCGTATTAGACTTTCCAACAGCATGTAACAGTTCTGGTTTTGTTTACCAACACGACAGCACAACATTAATTGAATCCGAGGACATAGGTTCAGCAGTACCCTACGCAACGTCAGGGCCTATTGAGATAGGCGTTGGTGATAACTATGTACAATGTAATCAGATTATTCCAGACGAAGAAGCAAACACCTTACCTGGAGTTGTATTAAGTTTTAAAGGAAGATTTACACCGCTTGGTGCAGAGACAGATTTTGGTAGCTTTACTTTTGAAACTGATGGTTACACAGACGCAAGATTTACAGCAAGACAAGTTAAGATGAAAGTAACAGGCGACACAGATCAGTTATTTAAAGTTGGTAATATACGACTAGATGTTAAAAAAAGAGGTCGTAGGTAATGGCACGAAAAGCATTAAGAAGACCAGGGCCAGTAGTAGATACAGATTATCAAAACTATCTGATTTCTGAAATAGAGTACAGAGATGGATTAGCATTTAAGAAAGGTGAAAGAATAGAGGTTAGTGGTGTAGATGCTACTGAACTCGTATTAGTGAGTCCAAATGGAACAAAATATAAACTTAGTATCGCAGACAACGGAACAATCTCCGCCACAGCAACAGTCTAAAAAAGACTGGGAGCTAGAGTTTGATAAATATAAAGACTTAATTGAAAAGGCTATTGACTATCAAGATTCCTATACAATTGATGATGTTAAGTATAAAATAGAAAATGGAATAGCCTCAATTTGGGGTGGAAAACAAACAGTTATAATTACAGAGTTCGTAGTTTTCCCCAAGAAAAATGTCTTACATATTCTTTGTATAGCTGGAGATTATGAAGAAGTAGAAGAAATGTTTAAATCAATAGAGAAGTACGCCAGGTCAATCGGCATTAACAAGATAACTGGTAGTGGTCGTAAGGGTTGGTTAAGAAAAGTTAAGCACCTAGGATTTAAACAAGAATATTTAATTAGTAAGGACTTATAGGATATATTATGGCATCAGCATTACCATACATCACAGCAGGAGCTACCGCATACGGAGCTATTAAAGGCGGTGGTGATAAAACAACACAATCATCTACAGTTGATCCAGCAACTCAAGCTCGTTATGACGATTTATATAACAGAGCTAAAGGCGTAGCAGGTCAGCCATTTACACCATATACAGGTGCTAGAGTAGCTGGATTTAATCCAGACCAACTAGCTGGTTTTGATGCAACAAGAAACATGTTTGGTAGATCATTATCTTTTGATCCCACAGGACAACTAAACAACTTGGCTCAAGGCCCACTTAACATACAACAATTTCAGAATCCTTATAACGAACAAGTTATTAATAACACACTTGGTGATCTTAATGATGCAAGACAGATGCAAATACAAAGCGATCAAGATGCAGCAATAGGCAGAGGTGCTTTTGGTGGTTCTCGTTCAGCATTACTTGAATCAGAAACAAATAAAAACTTTGCAGACATAGCAGGTAAAACTTCTAGCAATTTAAGACAGTCTGGATACAACAACGCAGCAAATCTAGCAATGGGCGACAGAAACTTCAGAGCTGGTTTATTTGGTAATCAATTAGCAGATCAATACAGAGGATTAGGTTTACTATCTGGTATTGGAAGACAGCAACAAGGACTAGGACAAGCTGGACTAGATGCTAACTATGGCGAGTTTATGAGAGGCATTAATTATGGCCCTCAACAGTTAGGCTTATTATCAGGTGCTGTATTCGGTGGAACACCAGGCATGACAAATACATCATCAACCGATCAAGGCACACTTGGAAGAATAGGTGATGCGGTTGATATCTACGAAACATTTAAAAACATATAATGGCAATATTTGATTTCAACAAACCAGGCGGTCTTTTAAATTTAAACCCTAATGACACAGGTTCGTTGGGTATAAACATATCACCTATCAACGAACAAAAAAAACTAGAAGAGGAACAGAGAGCAAGAGCTGAGCAATCAATGAAGTTAAAAAACTTTGCTGATACTCTTCGTATGGTTAATGCAAACCAATCTGGTAACTCGCAACAGTCTATGATGTTTGCTAACAGACTAGCACAAAGAAAAGCAGACCAAGAAGCTAGGCAGTTGAAAGCACAGAAAGATATGCGAAGAAGAAATATTTACAATAACGCGCCAAAAAATATTCAAATGATAATGGATTATGAACAATCAGGTATATCTCCTCAGGTTATCAATAGTTTAGTGAGTACACCTAAAGATAATAGTACAAGTTTAATGCAAAATGCACAGGCTTTAGCAACTTTAAGAAAAAGATATTCTGATATGAGTGAAGTGGAAAAAGAGTCTCCAGAAGGCAAACTACTAGCAGATTACATTCAGGACTTTGCTGGTTTGGGTGGAGCTTTAAGATATAATCCACAGACTGAATTCGATAAAAAAAGAGCCGCAGAAGAAGCTAAACAGGGAAGAGATTTTGGTGAAGGGCCATTAACAACAGGTCAAATAGCAACAGACAAAGGTTTTGCAACTTTTTATAAAGATTATAATTCAAAAGGAAGGGGTGCTAAAAACGTAGCAAATGTTGAAAGATTAGATGATGCAAAAGAGATTATGAAATATGCTGCAAAAAATGGAATTGCAATATCAAGCGTTCCTTTTAGCTTGGTTGCACAAAGACCATCTCTCTCAGCCTTCTTTAGTCCTGAAGGTGTAATGGCACAAGAAAGGGTGGCTAGTGTTATTCAACAATCATTAAAAGAAATATTGGGTGGTCAATTTGCAGAGAGAGAGGGTATTGCTCTTATACAAAGAGGATATAACCCAGCTCTTAATCCAGAAGAAAACTTAGAAAGATTATTAGACTTAGAAGCACAGGTTTTGCAAATTGTTGAAAGTGAACAAGATGCTGTTGAGTATTATGAAAATAATAAAAAATCTTTAGCTGGTTACAAAGGCAAAAGATATACCTCAGACGACTTTGTTAGGGATTTAAGAAAAGATTATACAATGGATGTCATAGATATGTCTGACCAAGATATAGAAAATGCTTATTTATCTGCTGGTGATGGCTCTATATGGATGGAAACATTAGAAAAAGAGATAACTAGAAGGGCAGATAAAAAAAGATAATGAAAACATTAGAAGAGCTAAAAAAACAAAGAGCTGAACAACAAACTACTGGTGAAATAGCGTTAGAAACAATAGGTAATATTCCTTCTAGTGGCGCACAGTTTGTATCAGACACTATCACTCCTTTATTAAGTCCAATAGATACTGCTAAAAATTTATTTGAATTGGGTAAGGGTATATACAATTTATATACTCCAGGCGAACAACCAAGCGAAGAAGTCGCTAGAGCTGTTGGTAAATTTTATTACGATAGATATGGTGGCAAAGACTTTGTGGAAGTTAAATCAAAAGTATTACAAACACTAAAAACTGATCCAGTTGGTTTTTTATCAGATTTAGCTATCCCTTTAAGTGTGGCTAGAGCGCCATTAAGTAGCAGTAGTGTAGTAAGTAAAGCTACAAAAGCTGTTGATCCAACAGAAGTCTTAATTAAGGGTGTTTCATCAGCACCGAAAGCATTTGGAACTACTTTTGATGCCACCATTGGAACAATGTTAAAAAAACAAGGTGGTATTGGAGATGGAGTTTTAACTGATATATTTAAAGGTGCAGAAAAAGGCGGAGATACTTTAGCTTTAATGAGAGCGCAAATGTCTTCAAATAAAAGTTTAGAGACAGCACTAAAACCAGTTGAATCATATATGGAAGGACTGGAAAAAGTAGCAAAAAAAAGAAAAGATAAATATTTTGAAGGGAAAGCAAATCTAGGACTAGATAAAATTAAAGTTGATCCTGCTGTAGTAAAGAGAGCATTTAATAAAACACAATTAAGATTTTCAAAAATTACAAAACAAGGAAAAGTATCATCTCCAAAGGTTAAAGCAAAAGAAGTAGAATTACAAAAACTTGTTAATGAGTGGATAAACAACCCAGACTTACATACCCTTGATGGATTAGATAATTTAAAAAAATCAATAGGTGATTTTATGCCAGATTCAGTTGATAAGAGCAGGTCTGGTGCTTTTGTTTCTGATTTTAGAGGTAATGTAAGAAACGCTATTGTTGATGAATTTCCAGATTATGTACCTGTAATGAAGGCTTATGAAGAGTCAATTATTTTTGAAAAACAAGTTAAAAAAGCATTGGGTTCAGGAAAAATAGAAGAAATAGAATCAATAGCAAGAAAATTACAATCAACAACAAGAAACAATGCAAGTACAAGTTTTGGTATCAAAGGAAATCTTTTAGACGAAATATCTAAAGTTGGAGAACAACCAAATTTAAGATATCAATTAGCAGGTAGCGCGGTTGACAGCATTGCACCAAGAGGACTTGGTGGTTATGGTACTGGTATTACTGGCGGCATAGGAGTGGGAGCTGGAGCGGTTACGGGAAATATACCATTAGCAATTACTGCTGCTGCGATGACTGCTGCATCTTCTCCAAGATTGTTAGGTGAAGTTGCTTTAAGATCAGGTCAGGTAAAGGGTGCTTTAAACCCAGGATTAAATCAACTATCAAATTTAAATAATGTTTTATCTCCTGTTTACAATCCTGCATTACAAACCACAAGAATACTTGAGGCCTCTGGTATTCAAAAAGCAGCTGAAGATGCAAGAAGAAGAGAGTTTCTTAAAAAGCTAAAAAACTAACATGTCCCAACATGACAAGAGCAACGGAGAGAATAGGTAGGAGTGGCGAATACCTAACTTGCTCAGTGATAGCAAGGGAAACCGATACTGTAACAGTTATGCCTCATGGTGCTAACGCTGACATAATCTTTGAATACGATAACAAAATGTATCGCTGTCAAGTGAAGACAGTTACTCATATAGAAAAAGCTAGAAACAGTTGGCGGTTTGATTTACGAAAAGGATCACACAGCAAGTCAAGAGAGTACAAAGAAAACACCATTGATATATTCGCCTTGGTTAATCTTAAATACCAAAATGTTTACTTCCTACCTTTTAACAATTGCAAATACCTACAATATTCTGTACATGACGAACCCATGAAAGCTGTTAATTCAATAGAGAGTTTTAGAGAGGCTATGGATGCAATAATTTCGGCAAATGGGCGGCAAATAGGCATATCAGTCCATGACATACCTCTTGAAAAACCCCAGAAATTAGCGGTTATTTAACTGTTCGGGGAGTAGCGCAGCCTGGTAGCGCACTATGTTTTCAAGCCATCACACAATTTCACATCATTACTTTTTTTTACTAAAAACCCTTGTTTTCTTTACAAGATTCATTTTATAATTTACTCGTTAATAGGTAAACAATCACATCAATACTGCTGATTTTGGCAAATGGATGGCAAATGGAGGAAAGCATGGCGCAATACCAGACTGATACAAAAGTGAAAGGTCTTAGAATTTATCCAACAGGATATTATGTGTACTATCGGATAGATGGTAGACGAAGAGTTATGAAGTTAGCCAACACAGATATTCTTATTGGTGTTGCAAGAAACATAGCACAAAAGATACTTGGTGAAGTAGCACAAGGCATTGATCCATTAGAAGCAAAGAAAGTAGAAGCTGATGCTTATACCTTAAACCAGGCGTTTGAGCTAAAGCTAGAAGACTTGTTCAACAATAACAAGAAGTGCGTAGAGATGAAGGATGGCAAGATAGATGGTGAGCCAAGACGTACGTGGGATAGAGATGTTAAGAATACTTTAGGCAAGATGAAACTAGAGAGCGTTGAGACTGGTGATATAACTAAGCTACATATTGCAGTAAGTAAGAGAGCTAAGTATCAAGCTAATAGGGTGGTGCAATTGATTAGTTCTGTGTTTGAGAACAGCATTAGATTGTCTTTAGTTAAGTATAACCCTGCAAAGTACGTTAAAAAGAACCCTGAGATGCAACGTGATAGGCCTTTAACAGATAAAGAGTTCGCTGAAATAAATAAGCAGATCAATATAATAGAGTCACAAACACATGAGCGACACTTAAATTCTATCAAGTATATAAGGTTATGTATCTTGACTGGTGGTAGATGTGTTAGTGAGATTGGTAGTGCTAAGTGGTCTGATCTTGATGGTAATAAATTAGTCTTAGAAGAACATAAAACAGACTACCAAGGTAAGCCAAGAGTAATACATCTTAACAATCAAGCTATGGCAATCATTAACTCTTGCGATAGAAACAGCGAAACAATACTTGGTGTTAAATATCCTTACCATACTTGGAACAAAATTAGAAAAGCTGCGGGTTGTCCAGATGTGACGTTCCACGATCTAAGACATAACTTTGGTACTATGGCAGGTGAGCAAATGAAGATTGAAGATGTCAAGACTCTTATGGGACATAAAAGCATAAAGGCTACTGAGCGTTACCGTAAAACTAGAGAGCATATAGCCACCGAAGAAATGCAGAATGTCGGTAACTATATGCAGAAGATAATGATGTCTAATTAAAAAAGGAGCTTTTACACTCCTTTGTTTTTATATAAGTTTTTCTGATCCAGAATAATCTTTGTGGCTAAAGTAAAATGTAGTATTTTCTTCAAAAGATTTTATTATATGCCTCATATCATCTTGACATTTAAACTTATCAATAAACTGAATGTTATTGCTAAATTTATCAGGACTAATTAAATACAAATTATAATAATCACCACCTATTTTTCTAGGTTCTTTGTAATGTGCTTCGTATATGGCCTTTTCTGTTTTATGTATTAATTTTTTCAATTTTATAACCTCCTAAAGTTTTAATAGAAAAACCTATTATAACATAAAAGTATGAAAGTGTAAAATTGCGTAAACTATAATTCTTCGTAGTGTTTAATTAAAGCGTTTAAATACCATTGTGCTTTTTCTAAATCTTGGATGTTTGCGTCTTTGTCTTTGTGTCTGTAAAGATACTTCCAGATGTTACCTTCTAAGTAAGCTGGAAAGTTATTAGAACCAACTCTATCTTTTATCAGGTCAATACATTCTATTTTTCCTTGATAGTGCATAGGTCGTTGAACTGGATCATGCTTTTCTTTTTTTATATCTTGCAATTTATCCCACTCCTCTCTTGTTGCTTTATCTATACTCATTTTTACCTCCTTATTAATGCGTAAATGTTATTGATAAATTTTCTGTAAATT